CCGCGCTGGGTGCAGACCAGCACGGCCAGCGCCCGGCAGCGCTCAAGAAACTGATGGTCTTGCTGCTCAAAGATGTCGAGCTGGCGCTCGCGCATGGCACGGCCAGCGGTGAGATCAGCTTTCACGCCTTCTCCTCATTCAGATATGCCTTCAAGCGCTTGATTCGCTGCTTTTGGCAGGCGACCATTGCCTGGGCATATTCCACCCCAGCCTCTGCCCTCAACAGATCATGCTCTGCGTGAAGTAATTCGTGCGCGGCAGTCTGTGCTGGCGGCAGCATCTTGAGGGTTGACCGAAATTCAGTCCACATGTACTTGAACATCATTTCACCAGCACATCAAAGGTGGCCAACAAAAAGATCACCCCTGTGCCGACTAAAAAGATAGCGCCGCAGAGGCTGATCAACAAAGATCGGGCTTGATCCATGTTCTGCTGAGTAAAGTAGGTCTGTTTCATTTTGCTTTCTCCTTAGTTGAGGTTGAGGCGTTTCAGAAGGTTGGAGGCCTGTGTTGGCCCCCAGGTCACATTGCCACGGGGCGTGGCTACACCGCGAGCCTCAAGGGCTGCGGCAATGTCTCTCAGGGTGCTGGCACCAGACCGGGCGATGATGTCGCGCACGATTGGGCCAACACGGTCAGCGTACTTGTCGGCTTTGACCTTGATCACTTGCACGCCGATGGCCGAGCCAATCTCAGGTGTCGGGCATCCCAGCGTGCGGCCCTTGGCCTTGACTTGGGCCAGCGCTGACTTGGTGCGCTCGGAGATTTTGCGTGCCTCCCACTCAGCGAACACGGCCATCATCTGCAAGAAGGTGCGGTCAGCCTCGGGCATGTCGGCGCAGACAAAGGGCACGCCAGACTCAAGCAGGCCAGAGATGAAGTGAACATTGCGAGCCAGGCGATCCAGCTTGGCGATCACCAGCATGGCCTTGGCCTTCTTGGCGGTGGCCATGGCGGCAGCGAGCTGCTCGCGGTCATTCTTGCGGCCAGACTCGACCTCGGTGAACTCGGCAACCAGCTCGGCAGCGCCGATGTGCTTGGCCACGGCTGCACGCTGGGCATCGAGGCCAAGGCCAGATTGGCCCTGGCGGTCGGTTGAAACGCGGTAGTAGGCGACGAATTTGCTGGTGTTGGGTGTCATGTTCAGATCCCCTTACTTAGCCAGCTTGCGGTAAAGAGCTTGAGCTTCTTCGCTCAGATCGTCGACATAAGCATCAAAGCGTCCGAGCAGCTCATCTCCAGAAAGATCGTCGGCAAGTATGTTGTACAAGCTCCAAAGCTGGGCACCAGCATCATTGATCTTGCTGGCTTCGTGAAGGCGGTCTGCAATGTGGGTCATGTTGAACTCCTTTAGGCGTTATCTGCCTGTTGAACATGATCGCAGTGTATATCGCTTTGGTAGGCTGTGCAAGTCTTTTTATTAGGACTTACCCTTAGATCGCAAGAAAGTTGCAGATGGCCTGCCTGCAAGCATATCTGGGTGATATACACTGAGCGCATGGAAACACCTACACCCAAACTCAAGCCCTTCCTGATGCGCCTGCACCCGCAGACGCGCCAACTGCTGGACACCGCCGCTGCCGACCAGCACCGCAGCGTTTCGTCCATCATTGACCAGTGCGTCAGAGACCAGCTCCAGCCCCGCTACGGCGAGCTCACTCCCCGACTTCAGCGGTTCCTGTCTGGCGTGAGGCAACCATGACCCACGCAGACGCAGTGCGCATCCTGGACATGTCCAAGGATGGCGTGGAATACCCCATTGCTGTGGTGGTCGAGGCTCTGGCCATGACCGGTGATGCCGACCATGCAAGCCAGATCCCATGCCCCGAGATGGAAGAGTTTGTCAAGGCTCTCAGGCAGTCTGGTGCGCTATGAGCGAGACCATCCTTGCCCTTGACCTGGGCACCACCACCGGCTGGGCATGCAGGCAGATGACCGGCCCTGTCGTGCATGGGTGGTCGAGCTTTAAGCCTGGCCGCTATGAGGGTGGCGGCATGCGCTACTTGCGGTTCAAGCAGTGGCTGACCGAGCTCAAGGGCACGCTGGGCGGTGAGCTCCACGCTGTGTATTTTGAGGAGGTCAGGCGGCATGCCAGCACCGACTCAGCGCATGTCTACGGCGGCTTGCTGGCCACCCTGACAGCCTGGTGCGAGCACCACAAGATCCCGTACCAAGGCGTGCCGGTTGGCACGATCAAAAAGCACGCCACGGGCAAGGGCAACGCTGGCAAGGATGAGATGGTCAAGGCCATGCAGGCCAAGGGCCACCCGGTAACTGATGACAACGAGGCAGACGCTTTGGCGATCCTGCATTGGAGCTTGGAGCAACACGCATGACAACCATTCTCACCTTCTTTGTGCTGGTCAGCCTGGGCTCGGGCCTGACATTGCTGGCCATTTACTGCCTGATCAAGCTGTGCGAGGTCAAATGAGCCGCGCACCTGTTTACGGCGAGCTGCAAATTGCAGCGATCCCGAGTGAGGTCAGAACAATTTGGCATACCCGTCATGAGGAGCTGCCAGAGCTGCCGAGGCAGGGTTGGTCATGGCAGCATGAAGACAACCTAGACCAGGTTGAGTGCCGGGAGCTGTTGACCAAGATCCTGATAGACGCGCCACTGACCGAGCGGCAGGAGATTGTGATCAGGCTGCTGGTTGTTGAAGAGTTGACCCTTGTAGAGGTTGGCCAGCAGTTGTCTATATCTGGCCAGCGCGTGCGCCAGATCTACAAACAAGCCATGCGCAGGCTGCGCAGATACCAGATGGGCATTACCGGCATATCGGTTTACGAGCTGGACTGCGAAGTGATGACATGGAATCATTGGAAATGGAAAAAGTCATGCATGTAAGCTATGTCAAGCTTTACCGTGATGATGACGGGGTGGTCAGGGATAGCCAATCGGCCAATGGGGAGTTTCGCAACTTGCACCACCAGATCGAGCTGCTCAAGAACGCGCTTGAGATCGAGATGCAGTCGGTCGCCGACCTCCGCGAGCTGCTTGACCAGGTCAGGCGCATGGCGCTGGAGCTCAATGAGCAACTGACCAAGGGCAATGACTGACATGATCTGCCCCGTATGCAAGGCCTGGGTCGAGGTCAAGGAGACCCGTCAGCGCCCCGACAACAGCATCTACAGGCGCTATGAGTGCGCCAACATTCACAGGTTTGTGACCACCGAGGCGGTGACCCGAGTCATCAAGGCCAAGGCACCCAAGCCCCAATGAAACTCTTAAAGAGGCAGTTCAAGGTATGGTATCCAAAGTTCAAGGGGCCAATCGAGCCCGACATGACCATCATGCTGATGGCCTGCGCACGGGAGCTGCTGACTACATGGGAGGCGCTCAGAGACAAGGAGCTGATCACCCGGCACCTAGCCAGCATGGACAAGCGCTACGGGCCCGGAGCAGAGCAGCGGGTGCGCGACTACATGCATGAAATCAAGAAAACCGAAAGAGGTATATGAATGAGCTGGCTTTATTCGCAGGCGCTGGTGGAGGAATTATCGGGGGACACCTCCTCGGATGGCGAACAGTCTGCGCCGTTGAGTGGGAGCCCTACCCAGCAAGCGTACTGTGCGCCCGACAGAATGACGGTCTTCTCCCGCCTTTCCCGATTTGGGATGATGTTCAGACCTTTGACGGCAAGCCGTGGCGAGGCATTGTTGATGTCGTATCTGGCGGGTTTCCCTGCCAAGACATCTCAGCCGCAGGGGGGGGGGGTGGAATTGATGGAGAGCAATCAGGAATGTGGACAGAAATGGCTCGCATCATTCGTGAAGTTCGACCCAGCCATGTCTTTGTGGAGAACTCACCAATGCTCACTACTCGGGGGCTTGGACGAGTTCTTGGCGACTTGGCCGCAATGGGGTTTGATGCAAGGTGGGGAGTGCTGGGAGCTGACTTTGCAGGATTTGACCATAAGCGAAACCGAATCTGGATTGTTGCCGACCATGCTGGCGACAGATTGGAAGGGGGGAACAACAGCCGCTCGCCAAGACAATGGAAAACTAAGATTCGATCAATGGCGGGACTATGTAAAGCTAAAACACGGGTTGACATACCCGCACCCGATGCATTCGGAGATGCGAATGGGATGGCCGCTCGGGTGGACAGACTTAAAGCCATTGGCAACGGACAAGTCCCACTCTGCGCTGCAACAGCATGGAGGCTGCTAAGTGAGCGCCATGCCTGACAACATTGTCCAGTTCAAGCTGCCTGCCAAGAAGCCCCGCATCTACCTCAAGGAGGCGATGCCAGACCAGCGCAAGATCTCGGTCATGCCCATCAAGGCGCTGACAGACCCAGCGCTCACTGACGGCTCAATCAGAACCCTGGGCGTGCTGTGCTCCTACTGCAACCGGGCAGGCATCACCTGGGTGAGCCAAGCCAGGCTGGCCAAAGACCTCAACATCAGCCGCCAAGCCATCACCAACCAGCTCATGCGGCTCAGAGCTGCAGGCTATGTGGAGATCCTCAAGAAGGGTTTCAGGGGCGAGCGGTGCAACACCCTGCGGATCATCTACGACTCAACAGTAGACGCTGAGACAGCCATGGCGGTCACCTCCAGCATAGAGGACACCAGACCGCCATTAATCATAAAGGAGCAACGAGACCAGGCAGACAAAGCAGACTTAGAGGGCCAGCAAAGGGTCGCCCAAGCCATCAGCAAAGCACTCAGACAACCAGCAAAGAGGAGTCCAATCGTGGTCAAATCAACCGACACAATGACAGTCAAGAGCATCAAGAATGCCATCAAAAAGGCAAAGCCAGCCAGTTCACAGCCTGTGGATAACTCATCCCACATAGGACACCCAGCAGTGTCCAATGAAGCGCAAAAAGAGCAGTCACATAGGCAACCAATAGGACACTCGGGAGTGTCCCTAAACGCTGAGAACACTAGAAGTCAGGGTACTAGTAGACAGGTTGTTAAAGAAAGTCTTTTAACAAGGATGAATTCAAGTAACCTGTTAACAAGTAACTTGACTTCAGTTCTTGGACACCAAGAAATTGCAGAGCTGATTGCAGACGGAATCGGAGCCAGCCAGATCGAGGACAGCCTGGCCGTGCTGCTGCCGCTGTACCGCGCCGAGGGCATCGAGCCCACCGCCAGCGTGCTGATGGTCGGGATCAGGCAGTTGAAGGCAGATGCCCGATGAATGCATGCCCCGCCAAGCCACGGAAACCAGCCTTCCTGCCACGATCTGGGTGCGGCTGGTACATGGGTAGCCAACCAGCAGCTCAAGGGCTTGTAGGCCTTGCAATCCGTTGTGTCAAACCACCATACGAACGATTGGATTCTGTACAAGGCTGGCCGCAAAGGGGTGTACCCAGCGCCCAGCAGCCAACGGCCTACCTATACGCGCCAGCATGCGCTCAGGCGACACCCGCCCGTCACCGTGCGCGGAACGCGACCCTTGCCCCCCACCCCCTACCGGTAGCGTACGGGGGTCTCCCTGAAATTTTCCCCCCTTTTTTCCCCGTAAACGATAATCAACCAAAAGGAGTACTTTGAGATGGCATACGAAATGAGAGCAGGACAAGGCAGTTTGTTCAAGAACGACCAGAAGACAACTGACAAGCACCCTAACTTGAAGGGCAGGGTGATGCTGCCCAATGGCGAGGTGAGGTGGGTGAGCGGCTGGATGAAGACGAATGTGGCTGGCGAGAAGTGGATCAGCCTGAGCATTGGTGAGCTTTGCATGGTGCAGGGCCAGGCAGCGCCGTCTGGTGGTTATGGCCAGCCAGCCTACTCGGCACCTGTTCGGGATGCTGTTGATGACAATATACCCTTCTGATGGCAACCCGTAAACAGTCCAGCGTGATCCCGCCGCTGACCAACTGGGGCGGGGTGAGGTCTGTGCAGCGCAGGCTGGAGCGGAGCACGACCATCGTGGCCAACAAGGAGGCGGTGGCCTTTGCGCTGTTGTCAATGGCCAACACCAAGCTGACTGACATCATGTCGTGGGATGAGCACGGCAATGTGACTGTCAAGCCCAGCCACCTGATACCGGAGCACGCCTTGCATGCGATCAAGTCGATCAAGGTCAACAGCAAGAAGGACTCTGACGGCAATGTGTACTCCACGCTGGACATTGAGCTGTACGATAAGGTCGGGGTCTTGAGGCTGCTGGCCAAGGCGGCTGGCCTGTTGGACAACCCTGATGACGGCAGCGAGAAGCCATCTGTGATTGACATCAATGTGGTGGCCCCTCGGGGTTCCAGCAATGAGTGAGTCGCGTGATGACATCTGGGCCGCTCGGGCCTACGAGCGCAAGTTGAGGGATAACCCTGATTGCAGGGATCCTGACCACCCAGGCTGTGAGTTTTGTGAAGAACGCAAGGAGCAAGAAGATGAGCAGGACTAAAGAGCAGTCTCAGAAGACGGTGCCGGTTGGCGGCTTGAACTTGGACTTCAGCGAGTCGCCTGTGATCTACGACTTCATTCAGTCCAAGAACTTTGTGCAGGGCATCATGGGCCCGGTGGGAAGTGGGAAGAGCTACGGCTGCGCAGCCAAGATCTTCATCAAGGCCGTGCAGCAAAAGCCGTCTGCCATTGACAATGTCCGGTACAGCCGCTGGGCCATTGTCAGGAACAGCTACCCCATGCTCAAGACCACCACCATCAAGACATGGCTGGATCTCTTTCCGGAGAGCACCTTTGGGCCCATGCTGTGGACACCGCCGATTACCCACCACATTCGGTTGCCTGCCCGTGGTGATGCGGCTGGCATTGACTGCGAGGTCATCTTTCTGGCCCTTGACCAGCCCAAGGATGTCAGAAAGCTGCTTTCGCTGGAGCTGACCGGGGCTTGGGTGAACGAGGCCCGTGAGCTGCCCAAGGCTGTGATTGACGGACTGACCCACCGGGTTGGCCGCTACCCTACCAAGCGGGATGGCGGCGCTACTTGGCACGGCATCTGGATGGACACCAACCCGATGGACGATGACCACTGGTGGCACCGCATGGCCGAAAAGGAGAAGATGACCGGCCAGTACGCTTGGAAGTTCTTCAAGCAGCCTGGCGGCGTGGTGCCGGTGGAGGTCGAGGACTTGCCCGAGATGCCCGAGGCCAACGACCACATCTTTGCCAGCGGCAAGTGGTGGAAGGTCAACCCCAAGGCTGAGAATGTTCACAATCTGCCGCCCGGCTACTACCAGCAGATGCTGCTTGGCAAGAATCTGGATTGGATTCGCTGCTATGCCGGTGGCGAGTACACCTATGTGCAGGAGGGCAGGCCCGTCTGGCCAGAGTATGAGGACTCAACCATGTCTGGCGACACCGAGGTTGACCCCAATGTGCCCATCCAGGTGGGTCTTGACTTTGGATTGACCCCTGCGGCCACGATTGGCCAGCGTTTGCCCAATGGCCGGTGGCTGATTCACCAAGAGATCGTCACTTTTGACATGGGGCTGGAGCGTTTTGGCCACCAACTGCTGGCCGAGCTCAACCAGCGCTACCCCAGCCACCAGGTGATGGTCTGGGGCGACCCTGCTGGCATGGCCAGAGACACCATATATGAGGTCACCGCCTTTGATTACCTCAAAACACTGGGGCTACGGGCCCAGCCCACGGCCAGCAATGACTTCAAGGTGCGCCGCGAGGCCTCTGCCGCCCCCATGCAGCGCCTGATCACCGGCAAGCCTGGGCTCATCATCAACCGCGACTGCAAACTGCTGCGCAAAGCGCTGGCCGGTGGCTATCACTTCAAGCGTATAGCTGTTGGGGCTGGCCAAGAGCGCTTTCGGGACGCGCCAAACAAGAACGAGCACTCGCACATTGGCGACTCATTCGGATATTTGATGCTGGGCGGCGGCGAGTACAACCGGATGACCCGCACCCACCAGCTCGGCGGCAGACCCATGGGCCAAGCCAGCGCTGGGACTGACTTTGATGTGTTTGCCTGAGTAAATATCGGGTAGATATACAGCTCTTGCGGGTTGTACAAAGCCCAATAGAATCGTTTGCATATGGTTGAAATTGATCTTGGTGTCATCCACCATTTTTCGGCGGGAGTGTACGCAAAGCAGATGCTGTTGCCAGCAAAACACTTTGCGGTAAGCCACTCGCACGCCTATGACCACTTGAGCATTTTGGCAAAGGGCAGCGTGACGGTTGAAGTGCAAGGAGTCGAGAAGGATTACATGGCCCCGGCCTGTATCACCATCCTGGCTGGCCAGCACCACACCATCACAGCGCACGAAGACAGTGTTTGGTTCTGCATCCACGCAACTGATGAGACAGATGCGGCCAATGTGGACGAAGTTTTAATAAGGGGATAAACATGCCTTGGATTGCAGCAGCCGTTCTTCTAAGTACCGCCGTCACGGCAAATCAAGCTCGCAAGTCACGCCAGCAGGCTGAGAACGATCAGCGCACCATGCTGGCGCAGCAGCAATCTGACCAGGCTGCCATGCGGCTTGAGCTGGGCAAGCAAACTGCTGAGTACGCCAAGCAGGGTGCCTCACTTGAGCAGCAGGCCCAGACCGCTCGGCAGCAGTTTGAGACAACCCAGGCTAACTACGCTACCAACAAGCTGGACATGGAGCGCAAAGCCAAAGAAGTGCAGGCCGCTGCTGATGAAGAGCGCCGCAAAGCTGCTGCCGCCGAGGCCTCTGCCCTCAGAGCTCGCACCCGTGGTGGTCGCCGGTCACTGCTGTCCGGTGAGCGCATGGATGCCGAGCTGGGCATGGTCGCAGACCTCAACAGCCCCGGCATGAGGTTGCAGTAATGGCTACGCTACCCCAGTTCAAGCAGCGCAAACTGGCCCGGCGCAGCACATCCGACATTGAGCGGCTGGCCAAGCAGTACCAGAGCAGTGTTGATGCGTTGACCGGCGAGTACCAGACCGCATTCACCGGCTACCAAGCGGGTGTCGCTGAAAAGATGAAGCCGTTTGAGGCTCAGATGGCGACCTACAAGGAATCGCTGCTGCCGACCTATGAGGCGCAGAAGGTTGCCTACCAAGCCAAGCTGGACGATTACAACAAAGTGCTGGCTGAAATTGAAAAGAACCCGGTCACCGAAAGAACAGAGCGCGTGGTCACCGGCAAAACATGGTACGGCAAAAAAGAATACGGCAATATCACTGTTTACGACCCGAAGCCAATACCAAAATTCACCGAGACAGCACCAGAATTGCCTGCTGCACCGATGGCACCGGAGATCGAGCAGTTTGACGAAGGCGAGTTCGGCACCAAACGAGCCGCAGCCGAAAGCGCTTTCAAACGAGAAGTAGGCGAGCGCAGGGCAGCTAGGGTCGGTGCCGTGTCTCGCAAGATGACCCGACCACTGTTAGCAGGAGAGTAAGCATGAAAGACATGAAAACCAAGATGCAGGCCAAGGTTGCCAAGGTCGTGCGTGAGTACAAGGCTGGCAAGCTCAAGAGCTCCAGCGGCGACAAGGTGGTTAACCAGAAGCAGGCCGTGGCCATTGCCATGTCTGAAGCTGACGCACTGAAAAAGGGGAAGTGATGAAAGAAGTCTGGGACAAGCTCCAGCCAAAGGATCTTGGCAAGCCAAAAGAGATGTCTTCTGCTGATAAGCGAATGGCCATGCGCCGCGCTGCCAAGGCAGGCAGACCCTATCCCAATTTGATCGACAACATGGCCGCATCGCGTGACAAAAAATGAAAGTCGAAATCGAAATTGAAAGCGAGATGGAGGACAAGGTGGAGCTGTCCAAGCTGCCGCCTGCCCTGCGCAAGAAAATTGAAAAATACATGTCGGCCAAGAAGCCAGAAAAGCCAATGAAGGGCATCAAGCAAATGATGCAAGAGGCCAAGCTGGAAGAAGAGGACGAGGATTAAATCATGGACTACGACAAGAGCGCTCCGGGCGGCATGCGCCTGACACCTGACCAGATTCTGAAGCGACAGGCTACGGCCCAAGCCAAGAAAGATGAGTTCCAGCAGCTCTATCAGGACGCATACGAGTTTGCCCTGCCCCAGCGCCAGCTCTATGGCGTATGGGAAGGCGGCGCTACCGGCTCCAAGAAGATGCAGCGCGTGTTCGACTCGACTGCCATCAACTCTACCCAGCGCTTTGCCAACCGCTTGCAGTCTGTGGTGTTCCCGCCCCAGCGCAAGTGGGCCAAGCTGGAGGCTGGCTCGGACATCCCGCCAGAGCGCAGGCAGCAGGCCCAGGCCGTGCTTGAGGTCTATCAGGAAAAGATGTTCACCATGCTGAACCAATCCAACTTTGACATTGCCATGGGCGAGTTCTTGCTGGATCTGGCTGTTGGCACCGCCTGCATGATGGTGCAACCGGGGGATGATGTATCCCCGCTCAACTTCATTCCCGTGCCGCTGTTCTTGGTGAGCTACGAGGAGGGTGCCAATGGCCAGGTGGACAATGTCTATCGCCGCATGCGCATGAAGGGTGAGTCTATCCAGCGCCAGTGGCCAGATGCCAAGATCCAAGATGACTTGGCCCGGCGTATTGAGCAAAAGCCAACCGATGACATCGAGCTGCTTGAGGCCACCATCTATGACTACAAGCGTGGCGACTATTGCTACCATGTGATCGACAAGGCCTCCAAGCAGGAGCTGGTCTATCGCCGCCGCAAGATGAGCCCGTGGGTGATCAGCCGCTACATGAAGGTGGCCGGTGAGATCTACGGCCGTGGGCCGCTGATGACCGCACTGCCTGACATCAAGACGCTGAACAAGGTCAAGGAACTGCTGCTCAAGAACGCATCCTTGGCCGTGGCCGGTGTATATACAGCAGCGGATGACGGAGTGCTCAACCCCAACACGGTCAAGATCGTGCCGGGTGCCATCATTCCGGTGGCCAGAAATGGCGGCACGCAAGGCCCAGCCCTGCTTGCCCTGCCCCGCTCGGGCGACTTCAACATCAGCCAGTTGGTGATCAACGACCTGTCGGGAAGCATCAAGCGCATCCTGCTGGATGAGTCGCTGCCGCCCGACAACATGAGCGCCAGGTCGGCCACCGAGATCGTTGAGCGCATGAAGGAGCTGGCCCAGAACCTGGGCTCTGCCTTTGGCCGACTGATCAACGAGACCATGATTCCGGTCACCGCCAAGATCCTTGAGGTCATGGATGAGCGCGGCCTGATTGACATGCCCCTGCGCGTCAACGGGCTGGAGGTCAAGGTCACGCCTGTCGCCCCGCTGGCCATGGCCCAGAACATGGAAGAGGTCAATTCGATCATGCAGTACATGCAGATCGCCCAGAGCTTGGGCACCGATGGCCAGCTTGTGATCAAGACAGATGTGCTGGTGGACTACCTGGCCGACAAGCTGGGCGTGCCTGCCTCTGTGCGCAACACCGCCGCCGAGCGTGCAGTGCTCATGGAGGAGATGCGCAACCAGCAGCAGCAGCAAGCCATTGGCCAAGCCATGGCCATGCAGGCCCAGGCCGGTGGCGGCATGCAAGCTCTGCCAGCCCCTGAAGGGATGCCAGTATGAGCTGGGAGGAGTTAGATGCCATTGGCCAGCCCAGCGATATACGCGAGGTTGACCAAAAGCGCGAGGATCTGGTCAAGCTGACTCTGCGGGTGTTCGGGTCAGAGGATGGCCAGAAGCTGCTTGAATGGCTCAAGGACATGTATGTGAATGTGCCCATCGCCGTGCCGGGCACAGATTCCTCGCACGCCTACTTTGCCGAAGGGCAGAGGTCGGTGGTGAGGGACATTGAGGTACGGATCAACACAGCAAGGAAACTATGAGCGACACAGCAACCGTTGAGCCCGGTGCAACCGGCCTACTTGACAATGTGCAAGTGAATGACGAAGCCAAGCCAGAGAACCCGCAAAACACCGAAATCAGCCACAAGGCTGCGGATCCCAGCGCTCCAGAGCCCGAGGATCCACTAGAGCGGCCAGACTTCTGGCCAGAGAACTTCTGGAAGAAGGACTCCAACGAGCCCGACCTAGAAGGCATTGCCAAGAGCTGGTCAGATCTGCGCAAGCAAATCAGCCAGGGCAAGCACAAAGCGCCCACAGACGGCAAATACGACCTCAAGGCCTTTGGCGAAGAGGCAGACACCAACCCCATCGCCACGACCCTGTCTGGCTGGGCCAAGGAGAACGGCCTGTCACAAGCCGCCTTTGATGACTTGGTCGGCAATTTGCAGACCCAAGCCAAAGAGCTGATGTCTGGCGACATGGTTGACCCTGCCGCCGAGATGAAGCAGCTTGGACCCAAAGGTGGCGCTATCGTCAACGGCATGGTGGATTGGGCTCGCGGCCTGGTCAACAAGGGTGTCTGGTCCAAGGATGACTTTGAAGAGTTCAAGATCATGGGCGGCACCGCCCGTGGCATCACAGCCCTGATGAAGGTGCGTGAGGCCTACGAAGGCCGGGTGCCAATTGAGTCTGCCCAGCTTGAGGGTGCCCCCAGCCAAGAGGAACTGTACGCCATGGTCGGGGATCCACGCTACAAGACAGATGCTGCGTATCGGCAAAAAGTTGAACGGATGTTCGGCCAGTACGCCAAATAAATCGGGGCACTCCACCCCGTCTGCCGCAAGGCAGTTGCCTTGACCCAGCTCCGGCTGGGTCTTTTTTGTACAACAGTCAATAGCCCCTGTTGCATTGTTGCAAAAAAGTCATACAATCTCGCCAAGGCCCACCGAGCAATCGACCCTTACCGCTGCGGATGCAGACGATTGGCTGGCGCAACCAGCAAGCACAGACCCGGATTACCGGCCCACCAGCGCGACAAACCCTGATCAACAACCAAATGAGGTATCAAAATGAGCGTTTCTCTTTCAAACGCCTTTGTGACACTATTTGACGCAGAGGTTAAGCAGGCATACCAAGGCAAAGCAATGCTGGTAGCTGCTGTTCGTCAGCGCCGAGGTGTCGAAGGCTCCACTGTCAAGTTCCCTAAAGTCGGTCGCGGCGTAGCTACTGCTCGCGTCACTCAGACCGATGTCACCCCAATGAATGTTGGGTTCTCCACTGTCACTTGCACATTGTCTGACTTCAATGCAGCCGAATACAGCGATGTGTTCAGCCAGCAAAAAGTTAACTTTGACGAGCGCTCTGAGCTTGTGCAAGTTGTCGGTAACGCAATCGGTCGCCGCCAGGATCAACTGATCCTTGATGCACTGATCGCTGCCAGCAGCACCGGCACCGTGGCAAATTCAATTGGTGGTTCAAACACCAACATGAATATTTCCAAGCTGCGTGAAGCCGCAAAGATCTTGAACACCAAGAATGTGCCAGCCGAAGGTCGCAACATCATCATCCACGCCAATTCGTTGGCATCGATGTTGGAGCAAACCTCCGTTACAAGCTCGGATTTCAACAGTGTTAAAGCTCTGGTTCAAGGTGAGATCAACCAATTCATGGGCTTTACATTCCATGTGCTGGGTGACCGCACTGAAGGTGGCTTGCCCATCGATGCTTCCAGTGACCGCACTCTGTTCGCATTCCACAAGGATGCGATTGGCTATGCAGAAGGTATCGCTCCAAAGACCGAGATCAACTACATCCCAGAGAAGACCAGCTATCTTGTCAATGCCCTGTTTAGCGCAGGCGCAATTGCCATCGAGAGTGAAGGTATTGTAAAAATCACCGCACGCGACACAGCGGCTGCGGCTTAATAGGAGGTCACAAAATGGCTTTTTCTAGCACTGGTCTTGTGACCGTTTGCGCTTCCAAATCTGGAAACGCGCCCAACATGTATCTGTATAAGACAACAGATACTCAAGCCACGGTTAACACTGTGAGCTACTTTGA